GGACAAGCTAGTTCTTGTGTTCGACAATGAACCTAGAAACCGAGATATTGTCAAACTTATGGATATGGCAATTGAAGAACATTTCCAAATCTGCATCTGGCCTGAAATGATGCAGGAAAAAGATGTGAATGATATGGTGCTTGCTGGTTTTACCACGGATGAAATCACCGATATTATTGACCAAAATACGTTTGTAAATTTGAGAGCAAAAATGGAGTATATACAATGGAAAAAAGTTTGATTGAAATTAGTCGGTACTTTGGAGAAAACCGAGAAGCTGTCGTTTACCGTAATATGTCGGAAGAGAAAGCACATGGTGCAGAGACATATGAGGTGCATCGATTTGAGGGTGGAAAGAAACTTGTTCCACTTATTGATTTTGGTGTAACAGTCGATGAGATGGAAGATATCGCTGAAAATTTTGTAACTTATAATGATGAGGAATAATCATGAATGTAAAAATAATTAACTATTCGCAAAGTCCAGATGGACTTAATTTGTTGGGCCAGGTAGCATATGCGGCACGTGTATCTAATCCGTCTAACCAGGGTAATATGGACACGGCCGAAAAGCTAGTGCGTTATCTGATTAAGAATCAGCATTGGTCGCCATTGGAGATGGTTTCCGTGTGTATGGAGATTGAAACTACACGAGACATTGCACGACAGATTCTACGACACCGTTCATTCTCGTTCCAAGAGTTTTCTCAGCGTTATGCTGATCCAACCAAAGATTTGAAGTTTGAGGCTCGTGAGGCACGACTGCAAGATACTAAGAATCGTCAAAATTCTATTGAGACTGATGACCGCGAACTGGCACAACTTTGGGATGAAAAGCAAACAAATGTTATTCTTGCGGCCAAAGATGCATATGCGTGGGCAATCACTAATGGAATCGCTAAAGAACAAGCACGTTCGGTTCTACCAGAAGGTAATACTGGCTCGCGCATGTACATGAACGGAACCTTGAGGTCCTGGGTTCACTATATACAACTCAGGTCTGGTAATGGGACACAAAAAGAACACCGCGATATCGCTATGGCATGTGCAAATGAGATTGAAACTATTTTCCCAATGATTAAGGAGTTCGTAAATGTATAATGATGTTGTAAAATTTATTGAAGCATGTGATCAGCCAAAAACTCCAGAAAATGCCAAACTATACGATTCACTCATCCGTGAGGAGTTTGATGAATATGTTGCGGCGATGCTGATGAAAGATGAAACAGAAACCCTTGATGCGTGTATGGATATGATTTGGGTTATTTTGGGCTTCTGTTATATGAAGGGTTATGATGTTGCAGGTGCATGGAATGAAGTTGCTCGTTCAAACCTCTGCAAGATTAATCCTGAAACTGGAAAAGTAAATAAACGTGCAGACGGTAAAGTGTTAAAACCCGAAGGCTGGACTCCACCACAACTAGAACAATTTGTAAAATAAGGAATAATATGGAATACATGGGTATTAAAATAGACTTGGAGAGGGATAAGCTATTTGATGAGTTGGGTATTAAACGTCTGAAAGAATCCTACATGCGTAGTGATGAAACATCACCACAACAAAGATTTGCATTCGTTTCTTCTGCATTCGGTAGCAATCCAGAACATGCACAGAGATTGTATGAATACTCCTCGAAACATTGGTTATCTTACGCCACGCCAATTCTATCTTTCGGTCGATCAAAGCGAGGTCTTCCAATCTCATGTTTCCTCAATTTCATTGAAGATACTGCGGAAGGTCTAGTCAATAACTATTCGGAAACGAGTTGGTTGTCTATGCTTGGAGGCGGCGTTGGTATTGGTTTTGGTATTCGTTCTGCAAGCGATAAATCCACGGGTGTGATGGCACACTTGAAGACATATGATGCATCATCTATGGCATACAAGCAAGGTGATACTCGCCGAGGCAGCTATGCCGCATATCTGAACATCAGTCATCCTGATATTACCACGTTCTTGGAGATGCGTAAACCAACTGGTGACCCCAATATTCGTTGTCTGAATATGCACCATGGTATCAATATCACCGATGATTTCATGCAAATCATTGAGCGTTGTATGATTGATCCGGAAGCAAATGATGATTGGGAATTGAAAGATCCTCATTCAGGTGAAGTACGTGAAGTAGTTTCTGCAAAACATCTGTGGCAACAAATCCTTGAATTGCGTATGCATACAGGTGAACCATACATTCACTTTATTGATACAAGCAATCGAATGATGCCAGAATTCTTGAAAAAGAAAGGCTTGAGAATCAATCAGTCGAATTTGTGTTCTGAAATTATTTTGCCTACGAATGAACAACGTACAGCAGTATGTTGCCTATCTTCGTTGAATTTGGAGAATTATGATGAATGGAAAAATGAAAAGCTATTTCTTAAAGATGTGGCAGAAATGTTGGATAATGTTCTCCAGTATTTCATTGATAATTCTCCTGCTGTTATTCAGAGAGCTAGATATTCTGCCCAACTTGAGCGAAGCATTGGTGTTGGCGCTCTCGGCTTTCACGCTCTCCTACAGCGCAATGGCATTGCTTTCGAAGGCGTCATGGCCAAAGTTCTTAACAACAAAATTTTTAAACATATTGAAAGTGGATTAAATGAAGCTAACTTGGCTCTTGGACAGGAGAGAGGTGAAGCGCCAGATGCTAAGGGCACTGGCCGTAGGTTTAGTCATGTTATGGCTATTGCTCCCAATGCTTCTTCTTCCATTATTATGGGCAATACCAGTCCTTCTATTGAACCTTATCGTGCCAATGCTTATCGCCAAGATACTCTTTCGGGTTCTTTCCTGAATAAGAACAAATATCTTGACCAAGCAATTAAAAAGCATTTGTCGCCTGATGGTTCTCCTTTGACACCTAAGGGTGAAGAAGTGTATCAAGAAATTTGGTCTTCAGTTATTGCTAATGATGGTTCTGCACAACATCTAGATTGGATGTCGCAAGAAGAACGTGATGTATTCAAGACCTCTATGGAAATCGATCAACGTTGGGTTATTGAACATGCGGCGGATCGCCAACAATATATCGATCAAGCGCAATCTCTCAATATCTTCTTCAGACCTGATGCACACATCAAATATATACATGCAATACACTTTATGGCATGGAAGAAAGGTTTGAAGACTATGTACTATTGCCGTTCTGAAAAGATTGGTAAAGCAGATAAGGTGTCTAAGAAGATTGAGCGTAAAGTTATGGAAGAAATTGACATGACTCAAATTGCTCAAGGTAATGATTGCATTGCATGTGAGGGTTAAATGGACGCATACGATATATCCGAAATTATGGAGAAAATGTGGTCTGAAATTGTTCCCAAAAATAGTGGTGAATTAAACAAGGCCTCTCGTGATATTAAAGTATGTGTTTGGACTGAACAGGGTTATAGAGAAGTTGTTGGACTTCACTATAATCCAACAACAAAATTTATTGAATTAGAATTGGATGATGAATGAAAAAATTAATGAGATTTACCGCATCATGGTGCGGACCCTGCAAAGGTTTGGCAATGAATTTGGAATCAGTGAAGACTGATATTCCGATTGAAGTTGTTGATATTGATGTACACACGGAAGTTGCTATGGAATATGGCATTCGTGGTGTACCAACACTCGTTATGTTGGATGATGGCAAAGAAGTAAAACGAATGTCTGGCATGAAGACTGTGCCACAATTAACGGAGTGGATTAATGATTAAGAAAGCAAAGTTTAAACTCACGGATGAACGAAGCAGTTTTAAACCGTTCAATTATCCTTGGGCATATGATGCATGGTTGAAGCATGAACAATCTCATTGGCTTCACACTGAAGTTCCTATGGCCGAAGATGAAAAAGATTGGAAGAAAAAGTTAACTAAGGAAGAAAAACAATTCCTTACACACATCTTCCGTTTCTTTACACAAGGTGATATTGATGTTGCTGGTGGTTATGTGAAGAATTATCTTCCACATTTCCCTCAACCAGAAATTCGTATGATGTTGTTGGGTTTTGCTGCACGAGAAAGTCTGCACATCGCCGCATATTCACATTTGATTGAAACGTTGGGTTTACCAGAAACTACATACAATCAATTTCTCGAATATGAAGAAATGCGAGACAAACATGAGTATGTTTTGAATACTTCTAGTGGATTAATTAATAGTGCATCTGTTGCCGAAAATATTGCATTATTTTCCGCATTCACAGAAGGTATGCAATTGTTTAGTTCTTTCATCATGTTGTTGAATTTTCCTCGTCACGGTAAGATGAAAGGTATGGGACAGATTGTTACTTGGTCGATTGTTGATGAAACACAACATGCCGAATCTATGATCAAATTGTTCCGTACCTACATAGAAGAAAACAAGGAAATCTGGAACGATGAACTTAAAGGCAAAATTTACACAATTGCTGAACGCATGGTTCAACTCGAAGATAGGTTTATTGATTTGGCATTTAGCATGGGCGATATGGCTGATCTTAACGCTAGTGACGTTAAACAGTACATCCGCTATATTACTGATCGTCGCCTTATCAGTCTTGGCCTTAAGGGAATTATGAAAGTTAAAAAGAATCCATTGCCATGGGTTGAAGAAATGATCAATGCACCTACGCATACCAATTTCTTCGAGAACCGTGCAACAGACTATGCAAAAGGTGCGTTGACTGGCAATTGGGGAGATGTCTGGGCTTAAAATAAGGAGAATAATATGCCTGAAAAATTAGTATCGGCCGAGTGCCTAGAATGTGAATCTACATTTGAGATTGCTTATGTGACAGAATTGGTATCGGATGAGACACCAAATTACTGTCCATTCTGTGGTGAAAAAATCGAAGACCTCAATGAAGAATATATAGAGGATGAAAACTTCGATGAGAATACAGAATGGGATTAAATTGGCAATATAAAGATAAAGATTTTACTGAACAAGATATTGGTGATAACTATGGATTTGTCTATGTTATCACCAATACTTTAACTAATAAAAAATACGTTGGTAAAAAGTTCTTCTACAGCTTGCGTACAAAAGTGATACAAGGTAAGAAGAAAAAACTTAAACTGTCTTCGGACTGGCAGACATATTATGGTTCTAACACAGAGTTGCAAAATGATGTTAAACTTCATAGTGAAGCATCATTTAAGAGAGAGATAATACATTTGTGTAAAACAAAAGGTGAATGTGGTTATCTTGAAGCTAAAGAGCAATTTGATAGAGGTGTACTAGAATCCACTGATTATTATAATAGTTGGATAATGGTTCGAGTTAGAAAATCACATATAAAGGCATTCAATGAACGAATCATTGCTACAATTAAAGACTGATAAATTTGATGGCATCAATTTTTATATCAACGAAGACGGTGATACAGAAGTTGATGTTTTCCTTTACAAGGAACCGAGCGAAAAAGTAGAAGGTTCTTCAATGGGTGATCTATATGATATTATCATCTTTCAAGAAGAACCTCCTAAAATGCCAGAGCGTTTCAAAGCAATTCTAATTTCTCCCGCACATTATGTGTCTAGGATGATTGAAGACGGTTTCTTGGGTGTAGTAGCGAAAGTCACGAAAGCATCCGACTCTTTTATGGATCATACAGAAAAACATATGAATGAGATGGTAACTGAATATATTAAAACTTATGAGGAAAATTATGGACAAGATTGATTTACAGCAAATTTTAGTTGGCACAGTGGCTACAGTCGTATTCACTAAAGTTGATGGAACTACACGTTCTATGAATTGCACACTTCTTCCTGAATACCTTCCAGCAGGTTCTGGTACACAAGGTCAACAACTATTGACAGAGCAATCTGCTTCTAATACAATGACAGTATGGGACTTGGATAATGGTCAATGGCGATCATTCCGAGTTGATACTGTCAAATCTATTAGCACATTACCAAATGAGACACACATCCGTTAAAGATTGGGAAAAAGCTCTTTCAGGTGGCGAACCCTCCTGGAAGAATGGTGAAACTTCTATACTCCGAGCATTGAATTGGTACAATTACCATTCGGATACAAAAGAGAGCAAGAAGTTTACCTTACAATATCTCAATGAAATTAAAGCATCACAGGACGAGATTGGTCGTATCAGTGAAGTTCCCGATGCATTCTTCCAAAATTTGGGTTTCGTATGTAGAATCAAACTACGTGGCGCACCATTGACGATGAAGAATCAAATGTGGATTGATA